CACGTGCTCAACTTATGAGTATTAAGAAGTCCACTGAACAATTGTTTAATATGATTGGTGAAGACGAAGGATTGGAAGCATGGGTCCAAGCAAAAATTACCAAGGCAGCAGATGCTATCAATTCCGTATATCATTATATGGATTATGAAAAGAATAAGCATACCACCGCAGGAGATGGTATGGGAGCACCAGCAGATAAAGAACAGGGGACCATGTAATGGACGCCCGCTCGAAATTTATCTCTACACTATTCAGTAGTAGGGAACAAGCACACATTTTTCATTTACAAACTTCATCCTATGCGATGCATAAAGCATTGGACAAGTATTATAATGGAATTGTTGAATTAATTGACAAATATGTAGAAACATGCCAAGGTCGGCATGGTCTTATCATGGGATATCAACCCGCAAATCAATTTTTAGAGGGTGATGATCAAGTATTAAAATATTTTATGGCCTTACAAAAATTTGTGGACACCAATCGTGGTTCATTACCACAAGATAGTGATTTAAATAATATTGTTGATGAAATTTCTGGTTTTATTAATGGAACCATTTACAAACTTCGTTTCCTCAAATGATTTTATTAAAGGATATTATTTTAGACGAAAAGTATGTACCCAAAGGCAACCTTGGTAAATGGTTAAAGCAAAAATGGGTAGATATTTCTCGGAAAGACCCAAAAACTGGCAAACATCCACCATGTGGCGCATCTGCTGGGAAAAAAGAACGAGGTCCAACGGGGTCCAGAAAATATCCAAAGTGTAGACCCGCTCGTTCCGCAGCAGCAATGTCAAAGTCACAGAAGCGGTCAGCAGTAACAAGAAAACGAAAAGCAGGAAATCCTGGTGGTAAACCAACGATGGTTTCTACCTTTAAAAAGAAATAACACTCTTGACATAGAGATGTACAATGATTAAATTATCAAATATCCTTGAAATGTACTCACGACCAGAAGCAGAAGTCACATCAGATAGTGATTTCAAACCAGACACAGAACACGATAAAGAACGTGGTATGTTTGGTTCCGAGGGTGTGGAAAATGAAGATCATGAAGTATCAATGGCACAAAGTGCATTAGAAGATATTATTAAAAATGCAACCGAATTAAAGGATAAAATTGGCCAAGAAGAAAAAGATATTCCTGCATGGATACAAGACCATATCAGTCAATCACAAAACTTCATCAGTCAAGCAAATACCAATTATCATGAATACGGACAAGAAGAAGATGAATTAACGGAAGGGGAATATTGTCCAGAATGTTTGATAGAAGTTTTAGAAGGATTGCATGAAGGTCAGCTCGGTGAAGCCGAATATCACGGACGTAAGGTTCCTCTTGGGAAAATTATGAGAGGGGATGTCAAAAAGTTCAAGGTATTCGTTCGTGACCCAAAATCTGGGAATGTCAAGAAAGTGAATTTCGGTCACGGTGGAACTTCGGCAAAACGCCGTGGGGAAAAGACGATGAAAATTAAGAAGTATATTCCTTCTCGTCGAAAGGCATTCCGTGCAAGACACCGTTGTGCAACACCTGGACCACGCACAAAAGCTCGTTACTGGGCATGTCGCACGTGGGAATAATATGAAAAAGAAAATTTCACGAGAAGCATCAGACAAGATATTGGATAAAATGGGATATAAGTTTAATCCCACGGAATTTCATCTTGGAATGAATGCGGAATTGGAACATCAAGATGTGACCCACGGTAATGTGGTCCAAACCGCAAAAATAGCTGCAGCACATCTTCGTGAAAATCCTAAATACTATTCGTTATTGATGAAACATGTAGAAAAACCCAAAGCAGAACAAATGGGTGGTGGCGGGGGTGGAGCAGGTGCAGGAATGGGAGCACCGGCAGGAGGTGGTTTAGGATTAGTCGGACAAGGTGGGGTTATTCGTGGGGCACCAAAACCAAAAGATGTTAAAAAGATGCGGAAAGCATTAAATAAGGAGAAACACAATGATTAAGTTAAAAGATATTTTGATGGAAACCTACGAATTAAAAGAACGCCGTGTCGGTACTGGTCGTATTGATGGATTAATGGAAAAGTTAGTCCCAACCTTGACCAAGACACAACAAAAGTCCATCACAGAACTTTACGCTAAATTGACAGAAGGTGTCACAAAAGTAAATGAAATGCAATATAGCATATTTACATATGAAAAGTTTGAAAAGATTTTCAAGGAAGAAGTTGATGCCGTAGCACGTGATTTAATCACCAAATTAAACGAAATTATTACAAAGGGTAAGGATAAACCCAGCGCTCACTTGGCAGAAATGACGGTTAGTGCCATTAGTGAGTTGTGTCTTCTTGATTAACATTTGAGGTATTATGGCCGATACATCATTATTTAGTAGGTTAAAGAAACTTTTTTCTTCCAATACGATTGTTCGTAATGTTGGAGGAAAAAAGTTAAAGATTGCCGACACTGACAACATACAAAGTTTCGTCAATCGTCGTGGGATTGATCGTTATCACCGTGTCTATTCATCAGGCACCGGTGGTTATGGGTCATCTCACGGACGATATGAAGCAGCAGCGGCATTCCAAGGTTCCCGATTACAATTGTTCCGTGATTATGATATGATGGATAATGACCCCATTATCGCATCTGTATTAGATATCTACGCAGATGAAAGTACCATTAAAGATGAATTCGGTCAAATTTTAAGTATTAAATCAAAAAATCAGAATGTCCAAGATATTCTTCATAATTTATTCTACGACATTTTGAATGTTGAATTCAATCTCTGGCCGTGGGTTCGAAACATGGCAAAGTATGGAGATTTCTTTTTATATTTAGACCTTGATGCGGAATATGGTGTGGTGAACGCCGTTCCATTATCGGTATATGAAACCATCCGTATTGAAGGGGAACAACCAGACCAACCATTCAGTGTGCGTTTCAAAATTGAAAATGACTTCTTACTTTTGGGTAAGACTGATTTTGAAAGTTTTGAGGTTGCACACTTCCGTTTGCTATCCGATACCAACTTCCTTCCATATGGAAAAGCAATGATTGAAGGTGGTCGCCGTGTCTGGAAGCAACTCCAACTGATGGAAGACGCAATGTTAATCCATCGTATCATGCGAGCACCAGATAAACGTAAGATTTTGGTGGATATCGGTAATATCCCACCGGCAGAAATTGATACCTTCATGGGTCGTATTATGGACCGCATGAAGAAAACACCATTGGTTGATCCTGCAACTGGTGATTACAACCTTCGGTATAATATGATGAACATTACTGAAGATTTTTATCTTCCAGTTCGTGGTAAAGATAGTGGAACCGACATTCAAAATCTTCCTGGATTACAATTTAATGCTATTGAAGATATCGAATACCTCCGCAATAAGCTCTTGGCTGCGTTCAAGGTACCCAAGGCATTTATGGGATACGAAGAAGAAGTCAATGGTAAAGCAACATTAGCGGCACAAGACGTTCGATTTGCACGTACTATTGAACGCATTCAACGTATTATGGTATCGGAACTCACCAAGATTGCAATTATTCATTTATACATTCAAGGTTTCCGTGACGAAGAACTTATTGATTTTGAATTAAGTTTGACTTCACCATCCATCGTATATGAACAAGAAAAATTGAACTTGTGGAAGGAAAAAGTTGCGGTGGCAAATGATATTCTTGGAACAAAATTAATTTCCCAAGATTGGGTATATCATCATATCTTTGAAATGTCAGAAGATGATGTGAATAAAGAACGTTTAAAGGTAGTTGAAGATGTCAAACGTGGCGCGGAATTAACACAATTAGAACAACCACAGCAAGCAAGTCCTGTGGCTGGTGAAGTACCACCCACCACAGAAGAACCAGAAACATCTGAACCAACTGGTGAAGAAGAACAACAAATTGATGATGTAGATACCATTTTAGCTTCGTTGGATGAACCAAAAGAAGAAAGTGAAATGGAAGATGCTGATTTAGAAGAAGCAAAAATGGGACGACCAAAGAAGGGTATGTCGTATGGACAAGATAATCACCCACGAGGTCGTGACCCATTAGGACATAAGGAAAATATGAGTGCGTTGGTTGTTAAAAAACAACGGATTGATAAGAAAAAGTCACCGTTAGCATTGGAAATGCAACGGTGGTTGGATAAAGGACCATTAAATAAAAAACGTAATTCAGTTTTATTAGAAAATACCGAACCAACAGGTTCTTTGTTAGATGAAAGTAACATTTTGGACCTGGAAAACTAAAGTCTTATAAATATTCGTTATATTTAATATATGACGGTATAATATGTCAAAAAACGGAATACATATGAAATCAAACGTCAAGCACAACAAAATCAGAAATACGGGCATACTCTTTGAATTATTAGTCCGTAAAATCACATCCGATGCATTGGAAAATCGCAATAATGATACTGCGGTTAAACTCATGCGTGAATTCTTTAATTCCAAGACAGAATTGGGTAAAGAATTACTTTTATATAGAGCATTTTTCAATGTACAACAGATGAGTGAAGAAAAAGCGTTCCACTTGGTCAGTATTATTACCGATCAACGGAAAAAGTTAAATGAACGTCTGTTAAATACACAAAAATATAATTTAGTAAAGGAAATTAAAAATCACTATGATTTAAAAGATTTCCTTAACGCACGTATTCCTTCGTATAAGGTATATGCATCGGTGTATAAAGTGTTTGATGGTGCAATTAATGAAATGACGGATTTTACGGAAATTGAAAGTTTAGTTTCCGCAAAATTTACTATAGTAGAACATCTTACGGGTAATCTTGCAAATAAGGAAATCAAAAACGATATACAATTATTTGAAACCATTAAAGGACAAGAAGAAGATTTACGTTTATTATCGTATCGTATTTTAATTGAAAAATTTAACGAAAAATATGCAGGATTAAATGATAGACAAAAGAACTTACTTCGTGAATATATTTATAATGTCTCAAATAGCGAACAAATGAGAAAATACGCAGTTAATGAAGCTGATACATTGATTAAAGAAATCAAATCTAAAATTACTAAAGTTGATAACAAGATTACCCGTATTAAACTTTCGGAAGTTATGACACAATTAGAACGTATTTCTAGTGTTCAGACAATCAAAGAAAATCATATGACCGCGTTGTTAATTGCCCTAGAAATTACCAAAACATTAGACACTTTAAAGAGTTAATCTATGGAACAAGAACAACGCTTTCGTGAAGTTATTCGGCATATTATTAAGCAAGAATTAAAAGAAATGACCACCACCGCATCGGTGGCGGGATATTTGACACCATTTGCATTTCGTGGTAATAAACAAAAGCAAATTGCACGAGCAAAGCACATCGCTACGGATACCACAGGATTTAAATTAACTCCTCGTGGTGAAAAAGATATGAACCGTCCAGCAGATAAAATGGAAACAGTCACAAAAGAATTAAGTGAAAACAAATATTACGAATATAAGAATGATCCTAGTGCAACACCACATCAAAAGATTGCAAAGGCGATTTCTGAATTGAATAGAAATTTACATGAAGTTGAACGAGCATTAAAAATTAACGCACGATTGAAGAATGAATCGGGTATTGCCAGTGAGCAATTATGGAAGCGTACACAACAAGGTTTAATTAAATTAGAATCACGATTGTTAAATATCGCAACTCGTATTCGTGAAATCCGTGGGCAATAATATGCAATCATTACTCGTAGAATACAATGTCATTTCGTATGACACTTCATTATTAACCGAAGCAGCAGATATCTCAAAACCCTTGGTACTACGTGATGTGGTGTTACAACGTGCCGAAGTAAAGAACCAAAACGGACGTATTTATCCAAAGGGTATTTTAGCACGTGAAGCCGCGGCATATAAGAATAACTTCGTGTCGCAACGTAGAGCATTGGGGGAATTAGACCATCCAGAAAGTCCTGTGGTCAATCTCAAAAATGTCTGTTGTAATGTTACCGAATTGTGGTTTGAAGGTGATGATGTAAAGGGAAACATGGAAATTCTTTCTACTCCATCGGGAAATATTGTTCGTGAATTAATCAAGAATAATATCCGGTTGGGGGTATCGTCCCGTGGTATGGGTTCGGTCAAACAAATGGGTGAAAATGCAGTAGAAGTTCAAGATGACTTTAACTTGATTTGTTTTGATATTGTCAGTAATCCATCAACGCACGGTGCATTTATTAACGAAAATACTGGTGGCCAAATCATAACACCATATTCTCGTATTGATGGGTTGATTTATGACTTTTTAGGTGAACTTAAATAGGAGAGTAGTTATGACATGGTTAATTTTGTTACTCGTAGCAGTAGTTGTTGTCGTTTTAGTTGTTCGTAATAACAAAAAAGAAGCAGAAATGTTCGCAGGAAAAATTAAGTCAGTTGCAGATGTAAATCACGATGGTAAGGTAGATTTACAAGATGCAAAGGTTGTTGCTGAAAAAGTTACAACCGAAACCAAGCAAGTTGTAGCAAAGGTAAAAAAGGCAACGGCTCGTAAGAAGAAAAATTCATAAGAAATGGATTCACGAGATAAATTTTTTTTAAATGAAACTGTAAAATTCGTGGCAAAAGCATTGAACTTACAATCTTTGCCACGAAGAATTGTTATTGTTAATGATGTTAGTTTCGCTGAGAAAAATTTAAGTTTTGGTGTATACAACACACAAACGGATGAAATTCATATTTATGGGGGTACACGGCACGTAGCCGATGTATGTCGTACATTGTGTCACGAATTAGTGCACCATAAACAACGTGAACAAGGAAAACATCCAGATGGAAGTGATGGGTCACCTGTAGAAAACGAAGCAAACGCATTAGCAGGAACATTAATGCGAAAATTTCGGTATCAACACCCAGAAATATACTTGGAGAAGTAGGATGCCAGCAGTCAGTAAAGCACAACAAAAATTATTTGGCATTGTCCATGCTATTCAAAAGGGGAAGGCTGACCCCAAGAAGTTTAGTTCGGTTGCTCGTCGTTTAGCAAAAACGATGACACATGGGGATGTGAAAAAATATGCAACCACACCAATCAAAGATTTACCAAAAAAGATTGCTGAATTATTAAAACAAGATATCAACGCCGGTGCACAACATGGGGGTGATACTGATACTGGCGCACAACCGTTCGGTCAGCAATCTATTGGCACTATTCCAAGCGGGGGTGTTCGTGAAACGATTGGAACCGTAGATACTAATCTTGGTCCAGATGTTCCACCTGCAACATCAACGCAACCACATATTTCAAATGACCCACATCGTGTAGATTTTACCGATGAAGATTATAGTGCAAAACAAAATAAAATCTTTTCTATTTTAAAAGACAAACGAGCAGCCAATATTGATGGGGTCACCGTGGATGTGTATACGGCTGCATTGTTGACCAAGGTATTACGCAAGTTGTCGTTGGAAAATCGTAAAAAGATGTTGGCACTTCCAACCGAAAAGATGGTCGCAACAGCGTATAAACTTGTAACGAGATAAACATGGCTGGTGGCAAAACATTATATGTCACCGATTTTGATGACACCCTAGTGCATACCGACGCTAGGGTTATTCTTATTGATAAGGACGGAAAGCGTCGAGAACTTTCCCCAGCAGAATATGCATCGTATGAAAAGCAAGATGGGGATACCTTTGACTTTTCCCAATTTGAGCAATTAAAAAATCCTCGTCCTATTAAAAAATATCTCAATTTATTAAAACGAGTACTTGACGAAAAACGAGCAGATAAGGTAGTCGTATTGACTGCACGAGGCCACACCAGACCGATTGCGCAATTTCTTAAAAACAACGGAATTACTTCTGGGGTCAAAATTGCTGCATTGGGAAGTAGTGATCCAATGGCAAAAGCTCGTTATATTGAAAAACATATTGAAGATGGATATAATCGTGTTGCGTTCGTGGACGATGCACCCAAAAATGTGAAGGCGGTCAAAACATTAATAGATAAACATCCAAACGCAAAAATCGTAGTACGACAAGTAGAAGAACCCGATACTCAAAAAACTGGTGCTACCCCTACAAAACAAAAACGATTAAAAGATTTATTACGACATAAGGTAAAAAATCCTTTAACGGGAAATGATATTTTAATTAAAACGGCATTGGGATATTCACAAGATAATGCAGCACGAAAAGTGGCGATGAATTACATTCAAAAAAATATGAAATAAAGGAGGTTGTATGTTGTATGTTGAAGTAAGAGGAGATGGTGGTCGAGAAGAAGTAGAACGGGCATTGCGGGTATTTTCTCGCATGGTGAAGAAAGCAGAAATTATTAATGAAGTTAAAAAAAGAGAACACTACGTTAAAAAGTCAAAGAAAAAGATTTTAAAGCGACAAGAAGCACTTCGCAAACGTATACGGGAAGAAAAAAAGGTAGAAAAACGAAAACCATCTGATTGGTAAAAAATAACATTTTTCTAAATAATAACACTATATATTATTAGTACACCTTCATTTGAGGTGTTTTTAGTGTATTTTATAACCTTATAATGATTTAGAATAATCATTCATTTGGAGAACCAGAATATGGCAGAAATAACGAATCAACTTTTAAAGGATGCCATTGCCGATGCAGAAGCTGTTCGTCAAACAGCAATTGCAAATGCAAAAATCGCTTTAGAAGAAACCTTCACACCTCAAATTAAGTCCATGCTTGCTCGTCGCCTTCGTGCAGAAGCAACAATGGAAGATGAAGGTACAATGAAGGACGAAACAGCAAAAGAAGTTCCAAACCAAGACGCAACCCCAGTAAGTGGTGGTGGTCCAGAAGATACATCAACCATTGGTACTGGTGATAATAAGGAACCATCCGCAGCATCTTGGGATTCATCAGATATTGACCAAGGTGGTGAAGGTCATGGTGATTCAAAGAAGGATTGGTATGATGATTGGTCAGCTTCAGATTTTGACCTCGACGAAGTAATCAAGGAATTAGAAGAAGATATCCTTGGTGAAAAGAAGGAAGAAGAGGAAGAAGAACTTGATGAAGCTAAAAAGGAAGAAGAAGAGCTCGATGAAGCCAAGAAGGAAGAAGAGGAAGAAGAGCTTGAAGAAGGTTGGAAAGAAGAAGGTATGTGTCCAAAGTGTGGATCTTCACCTTGTAAGTGTGAAGAAGATGAAGCCGTAGTAGATCCAACGGCAACAGCACACACACCACCAGAAGCAGCTATGAAGCATACTATGGCAATGCAAAAGAAGGGTGATGATAAGCCAACCGCTTCGGCAGATGCTCCAATGGGCGCTAAGGGTAGTGAAGAAGATGAAATGGTTGACCCAATGAAGGGACAACAAGCTCATGGATTTGCAGTACCAGAAGAAACAAAAGGTCACGAAGAAGAAGGTGGAGAAGAAGAACTTGATTTAGAAGCAATTCTCCGTGAATTAGAAGCCGATGGTCATCACAAGGAAGAAGATGACGCATCAACAATGGCTCACAAGATGGAAGCGCTTCAAAATGAGCTCGCAGAATATCGTAAGGCTGTAAATCTCCTACGAGGCAAGCTACAAGAAGTAAACCTTCTTAATGCAAAACTTTTGTTCACAAACAAGTTATTCCGTAACGATCGTTTGACCAATGAACAAAAGGTCGCTATTGTGGAAAATTTTGATCGTGCAACCACAGTACGAGAAGTTAAGATTGTCTATACAACATTAGTCGAAACCCTTAACTCAACCGCTAAGGCAATGACTGGTCGTAAGACAACCAAAGTTGTAACTGAAGGGTTGGCAAGTAAGCCGACCAAGAGCACGGCACCAAAGACAGAAATCTTGGAAGAAAATTCAGTTGCAAAGCGTTTACAACAACTCGCAGGAATTTTATAACCTTTTAGGAGAAACAACAAATGGCAAATGTACAAGAATTTTTGAGCGATGCCGGCTCAGCCCACAAGGTCGTAGTCGAAAAGACACGCCAATTAGCAGGTAAGTGGGAAAAGTCAGGCCTTTTGGAAGGCTTGACCGGACATGACCGCCAAGGCATGGCAGTAATGCTTGAAAACCAAGCACAACAGCTTCTTTCAGAAGCAACCACAACGAACCCA